TGTTTGCAAGTGACCCTCGCTTTCACAAAGGAAAAGATATAATCTATAGTGCGCCAACAGGACAGATGATTAAGAGTTTAATCTGGGAACCTCTCAAGCATAGTTGTATCAATCACTTTGGATTAGTCGATGGTAAAGATATTAACAACAGTGAACTGACAATCAAGTTTCCTAATGGCGTATTCATTCGTTGCAAGAGTGCAGAGCAACGTGAAAATCTACGAGGCTTAAACGTAGGCGTTTGGGTAGCTGACGAAGCCGCATTGTATACGCAAGATACATTGCAAGAGATTACTAATCGATTGCGTCCTCGTGTTGGTCAAGCTGATACGCAAGGTAGATTGATTGTGATTAGTACACCTAACGGTACAGGTCCACTACACGATCTATTCACATTAGCATTAGAGAACCCTGAGAAGTATGTTGTTCGCCATTACAACTATTTGCAAATGCGTAGTGGTAGCAAAGAGTTTATTGATGAGCAGAAACGAATCATCAGTCCACTAAAGTTTAACCAAGACTATATGTGTCAATGGGAATCTGTTAGTGATGCGTTCTTTTACACGTGGGACAAACACAAATATACACGTGAGATTAAAGATTTTGGTGGCGATCTATATACATTCCACGATTTTAATAAAAGGGTTATGTGCGCCACTGTTGCTCAAGTTAAAAAGAGTGGGCAGAAGGATGGCACGATAGAGATACTAAAAAGTTATGCGATATCTGACTGTAGCACAGAAGGTATTGCTGATGCGATAAGACAAGACTTCCCTAAACGTAGAATTAATAGTATCATAGATATGTCAGGCACGCAAGTGAATAGAGATACTACAAGTCCCTTTGGTATAACAGATAAAATTATTCTAGAAAAGTATGGCTTCACAATTGTGAATACACGTAAGAGTAATCCTCTCATCTCAGATACAGACAATACTAGTAATGCGTTTATTAATCGTGGTGGCTTAGTCATTCAACCAGATGATAAATTCTTATTAGAAGCAATGCAAACGTATCACTTTGAAGATGGTACTCGTAAAAAGTTAGTAAAGTATAATGAGAGTAGATATGCACACATCGACGGCTTAGGCGATTGCATTCGATATGGCATTCATATGCTGTTCCCTATACAACACGAAAGCTTATTAGGTATTCCAGAGTACGTGAATACTGATAGCAAGTACACTAGACAGAATCAGCCTGGCTTACAACATATGCCTGAGAGTCCATTATATCCTGGCGGACCAACTTGGGAAGAGATTATGAATGGTGAGCAAGACGAAGAACATATGGTGTGGAGTTAATATGGGAAGATATGCAGGAGACTGTGGACCACTAATCGACAGACTATTACGTAAAGTTGTAGTTAATCAAGTGACTGACTGTTGGGAGTTTCAAGGTGGCAAGAACAATATTGGTTATGGAATGATACGTGATGGTAAGAAGATGCGAACCACTCATCGTGTAAGTTACGAAGAACACAATAGTAAAATACCTCAAGGTATGTTAGTGTTGCATAGTTGTGATAACCCTATCTGCTGTAATCCTAAACATCTAAGTCTAGGTACACATCAACAAAACACAGATGATATGATACGAAAAAATCGTCATAACCCTTGGGGCGGCGCCTCATACGGAATGACAGGTAAGAAACAACCTACTACAGTTTGCATTCATTGCAGTCGCTCAATACCGAACAACAGCTATGCAAGATTTCACGGTGATAAGTGCAAACAAAAACCTTAAGCATAAATACATTATGCACCATTTCGCCTTCGGCATTATAAAGAGACAAAAACAATGTACAACAACCGTGATTTACTAAAACGCAATCCAATATATGACAACATCTATTTGCAGATGTTGTCATACCAATACGCATATCTTGGCGGCATTACATTCAAGCAAGCAGTACGCAAGAAAAGACCTAGCGAAGATAGCACACTCTATATGGATTTAGTAGCTAACACAGTAGCACAACCTATCTGTCGTTATATCGTTGACACTATCAATGATGTATTGTTTGAACCAGGCATCAAACGCAATTTACAATTCTGTACACCACAAGGCAAACACATTGCTCCTGAGACTAACGAATGGATTGATTTGTTTCAGTTAGATGCTGACTTAACCAATCGTAGTATGAATGGCTTTATGGAAGGTGTAGGAGATTTAACAAGTATATTTGGGCATTGTTGGGTCGCAGTTGATATGCCCCAAGAAACAGAAGGGAATCTTGGCAGACCCTACGTGTGTGCCATTAGCCCATTGGATGTATGGGACTGGGAATTTGACTTCTATGGAGGTCGTCCAATGCTCAAATATGTTAAGATTAAAGAGATGGAAGAAACAGATTATTATTACATCAAGTGTTATCATTTGGGTGATGCAACAACTCCATCTTATTGGGAGAGCTATGAAGTTCAAAAGGGTCCTGGTAAAGAAAATCAGCCGGCCGAGTTAGTAGGGCGTGGTACATATCCACCAGGTATGAGTTTACCTGTATTCATATCATATGGTCGCAGAGATCCTAGAACAATGGAATGTGGCGTAAGTGATATTGATAGTGCGAGTGACGCACAAAAAGAATACTACAAATTAGAATGCGAAAAATATACAGCCTTACAGTTTGCACACACCATCATTCGTGCAGATAAAGGCATTAGTGTTCCAGTACACGCAGGTGCTATCGTTCGTGCTAACGAAGGACAGATTGAAGCTATTGCAATTGATACTGGCGACGTAGACGCAATCATTAAAGCACAAGATAATATATTAGAACAGATAGAAGCACTAACAGGATTAGGTGGCTTACGCACAAGTAAGAACCAAATTGCGTCAGGTGTCGCTATCATTGAAGAACGCAAACAACTACACAGAACTGCTAAAGCTAAAGCACGATTGATGGAAGTTACAGAAGAAATGATTTATACATTTGCCGCACGTTTTATGGATCAACGTTGGGCTGGTGAAGTACATTACAACACTGACTATGAAGCACACGATACAAATTATCGTATGGCCTTAATAACAAAAGCTAATGAGTTAGTTGGTGAGAATGAAATCGTTAAGTCACTGATTACAAAAGAAATCATTGCATTGCTTTCACCTTCTGAAGACATACCAGAGTACGAGCAAGTGTACATTAATACTATTCAAGATGGTCAGTTAAAAGCACTGATGCAAGATAACAATGATGAAGTATTAAGCAGAGATTTAGAGCCTAGTATGATACCTGTACACGAACACTACGGTGAAGAAGATGGTAAAGAACAAGCTGAAATGGATAATGAAGATGGAGAATCAGACAACACTAGCGTACTAGGTGGCGCTGGTACTCCGATAACAAATATGGGTACAACATACTATACAGAACAAGTAGCACCTGCATTATTAATAGGTGGTACAGCAGGTAGATAATACTACCTAAAAACTAATTGTAATAAATACAATACAACTCGGTGATTACGAACAATCAAGGAAAAAATTAAATGGATCAACAATCTTTCGTTGGCAACGACAGCCAGACTAACGCAAACCAGTCAGTGGAAACACAAGAAGGTGGCAACGAGCAACTAAATGCTGGTGCTATTCGTAAGAGTACTACACAAGGTTTATTGACTGCCCTTAGCAATGCTAGTGGCACGAACTTTACCAGTGTAGAAGATGCTCTTGCTTACATCGCTAGAACAAGTTCTCAACAACTCGTTGGCAACGTACAGCCAGTGGAGCAACCAAAAGTACAGCAAAGTTCAGGACGTGTAACAACTAACGACTTGCACGAACGCTTCAATGAACTATCACAAAATCTTGCACGTAAAGAGCAAGCATTGCGTGAGAAGGAACTTGATAGCGATATTCAGCGAGCAATGGGTGACAGGTTTGATACTGATTTGATTGATTATGCATTGAATAAAGTGAAGAACAATATTCAATGGAACGATGATGGCACGTATGCTATCGTCAATCAAAGAGGTCAAGAACGTTATGGTAGCGATGGTATGCCACTTACAATCCAGGGATTGGTACAGGAAGTAGCTCAGGGTAATCCTAAGTTATTAAAGCAGAGCAATTCCAATTCTGGATCAGGTTTAAGACCTGGACAAGGTAGTTTTACTGGTGCGTTAGAAGAATCTATACCAGATTATTCACGTGACCCTGCCGCATTCAATGCGTGGGCAAACAAGAATGGTTTAGGTAAAGGTGTTGGACTGAAAGGTCTAGGCGTATCAGCAACAGTATCTAGTTCAAGTCGCAAGGTGCTCTGAAGCCAACAAAATTTAATTTAAGGAAAATATTATGGCATACGTCTTAGGCGGCCCCAATAATGAGGGCGATGGTTTTACAACAGCGATTTCAAATTTCGCATTACGTGCTATGCACGAATCTAACGGTCTAGTTAACTTTACTAACGTGGTTGCACCTACACAAGGTCAAACATTCTTAGTACCTAACTTTGCACCAATCACTTATGCTGATTATAATGCTAACAGCACAGCAGGCACTTGGGGCACTGGTAATGCTAACGTTCAAAACCCATCGTTAGAGCAAGCTTCAATCACAGCAACTCCAGCAGTTGCAACAACCGCGTTCGATATCTTTTACGGATGGACAACATCTTTTACACTAGCCGCAACGCTAGGTGCTGAATTAGGTGAGTCATTCGCTGAAAAGGTTGACCAGCGTGTTACTAATGCTTTCTTAAGCTTCAAAGCAACACCAAGCAACACATACTACGCAACAAGCGCAGACGGATTTGATCGTGTCTTGCAATTAGGTGCTATGGAATTAGTTCCATCAGGCACAACTGCTGCCTCTCCAGTAGCAGGTTTTACATCAAACACAGTTACTGAAATGATTCGTAACATCAAGCAAAACTTTAAAGTTGCTCGTATGCCTGGTAACCCAATGATCGTTATTGATTCTAATGGTGATGACGGCGTAATCGGTTCTAGTTTGAATCGTTTGCTAAGTGAGTTAACTGGTGGTGCAGTATCACAAACTGGTGGTTCTAATCTATCTGCTCTTGGTAACGAATTGTTATCAACAGGTAGAATTGAAAACATCTACGGTTGTATGGTAATGGCAACTACTTTCTTACAGAGTGCTACACGTGCTATCGTAAGTGAGTCAGGTGGTTCATATCCTGTATTAGTCGGTGCTTATTTCGGCGACAGTGCTTTGTTCACTGTTATGAAAGAAGGCTTGCAATTGAAGACTGGTGAAACACCAGGTGGATTGCAAATTTGGTTGACTGGCGTCGGTTACTTCGGTTCTGGCGTTGGTGACTTGCGTAGAGGCGGAGCTATTAACATCATTCAAGCCTAATTTGAATTAAGTCTAGGAATAATATAATATGTCAGTACCATATCAACGTATATCAAATGCAACAGTAGAGGACATTCAGTTCTACGATCCGGCAGCGGAGCGTAGAGCGGCGGCTCTTAATGTTGATTGGGCTCCCTATTTTAAAGTCGGTTCACAAGAGTGGCTTTATAAGTTAGAGTTCGGATGGTGGCAGAAATACTGCGACACGGTGTTAGGTGCTTACTATTATGCTAATCTGCCAGACGGTCAGTTAATTTCAAGTTTCAATCCAAGTCTACTCATTAAGAGTGACCAAACATTAATTCGCTTAGACACATTCGGGGCAATACTAGTTTTCTATGAAAGTCTAGTAACCGATGTGTCTAATATGAATGAGGTTGATGTTCAGAATTATGAATTCGCTAAAAAGCGATGTGAAGATGAATGGACAAAAGCGTTGCAGTTGATGAATTTCTATGATTTATATATGGATAATCCTCAAGGCCCAACGACAAAGCTTGAAGAAAATTGGACAGCAGATGTTGATTACTTCAATGGTGATAGGAGATATTTCTAATGGCTGAAGTCGCTTATAGTGTATTGAACGAACCTTATGTAAAGCAATCACAAATTATTGCTGTCACAAGGCGTGATATACCTACATCGTGGAACATACCTATATTTGATGACTTCCCTAGTGATAGTGAAGTTGTACGATATGGTATCTACATAAGTGACGTACATTTAGTCAGTAGAAATCCTCATCAACTTGGAATACAATACTGTGGTGCAATATATCACGCATACGATGAATTTAATATAACATATATTTCTTATCAAGACGATCCATACAATACAGCAGTTAATGCTATTATTGGCAATTTAGTTACAGCTATCAAAGATGATGGCGTACAACTAATGGATGGATATTTTGAAAGAGATTTTGAACAGGTTCGTACGTATGGACCAACACAAGCAGAAAAGCATACCTGGACATTCAGAATGCTACGAATGGAATTTAATACATAACGCCAACATACAAGGAGACTAAAATGGCAAGAATTACAGTTAACACATCAGGTACTCAACCAACAATGTTGGTAAGTACAGACCTCATTAGCAACAGTGCTAACTGGGGTAACATTGCAAACACATTAGCAGTTACTTGTTTACAGGACGTAACAATCACAAACTCTACTGGAGTATACTCATACATCGATTTCTGTAGTACAGATATGTATAAGTTAACAACACCAGCAGACAATGAGATTTCTGTGAATATGGTTATTGACGGTGAAGTTTTCTTTGGTAACGCAGGAGCTACTGCAAACAGTGCTGCCTTCTATGGCATCAGTGATTTGAGTATCAACAAGATACCTTTGCAATTCAAAATGGTAATTAATGGCGGTAATGCTACTGCTAACGCTTACTACTACGCTGGTCAAGGATTTATTTCTTCATTAGCACCAACAGCAAGTCCTGATGCACCTGTATGGGTGACACCAATGACATTAGCTGTCAATGGTTCTATGGTTTCAGACCAGAACCCTTAATCTCAATATAGATGGGAAGATAGGGGATACTCTAAAGGTATCCCCTTTTTTATAAGGAAAACAAATGACAGAACAAGTATGGTATAAAACAAATGAAGAAAAGTTGCGTAGTCTTATTGCAGACGAAGCAAAGATGATGCCTATGTTAGACAATATGATG